TGCAGACTTAAATAATGTTTCTTTGACAGATACTATGATGTCGTCAATATAAGTAAAGTCACGCATCATATCGCCATGATTAAATACCTGAATAGGCTCATTAGCTAAAATAGCTTTCGTGAATAATATAGGTGACATATCAGGCCTTCCCCATGGACCATACACTGTAAAAAAACGTAAACCTGTTACAGGAATTTGATAAAGATGATACCTTCGTCAAGTTTGGTAACTTTAACGATATTAAAAAAATTATTTCTTCCAATCTTTTTTATCCGACGTTTATTACGGGTTTGTCGGGTAACGGTAAAACGTTCAGTGTGGAACAAGCTTGTTCTCAACTGAAGCGTGAACTGATTCGTGTTAACATCACTATTGAGACTGATGAAGACGATCTGATCGGTGGATTTCGTCTGGTGAATGGCGAAACTTCTTGGCACAACGGTCCTGTGGTGGAAGCACTTGAGCGTGGCGCTGTATTGCTGCTAGATGAGATTGATCTTGCTTCTAATAAGATTTTGTGCCTTCAGTCCATTCTGGAAGGTAAGGGAGTTTTCCTCAAGAAAATCGGCAAGTTCGTCAAACCTGCTGCTGGATTCAACGTATTTGCCACTGCAAACACCAAGGGCAAGGGTTCTGATGACGGTAGGTTCATCGGCACCAACGTGCTCAACGAAGCGTTTCTGGAGCGTTTTCCTGTGACATTTGAGCAGTCCTATCCCGCTCCCAGCACCGAGCAGAAGATCCTCGAAGGCGTTGCTCTGGATCTTGGTGTGGAAGATCGTGACTTCTGTAAGCGCCTTGTGGACTGGGCAGACATCATCCGCAAAACCTTCTACGATGGTGGTATTGAGGAAATCATCAGCACCCGTCGTTTGGTTCACATTATCCGTGCCTATAGCATCTTCGGTGACAAAGCTAAAGCAATTCAAGTGTGTGTAAACCGCTTTGATGATGAAACCAAGCAAGCATTCTTGGAACTTTATGATAAGGTGGATGCTGACTTTGTAATGCCTACTCAAGAAACTACCCAAGTGGTTGATTCTTCCGTTCCTTTCTGATATAATTGGGGGAGGTAAAAGTGCCTCCTCTTTTTGTTCTTTACTATGATTTAAAATGTCTGAAAACTTTGAAAGCACTTATGAAAGTTCACTTCCCAATCAAGATTTTTGGGTAGATGATGGTATCAGTCTGACTGGAAATCCTTATACATCACCCAATACTGTTATTCTTGGATCCAGACTTCCTGGTGGAACGGGTGAAGATCATCTTTCTTTGAATAATTATCATACGTTTAATTTTAATATGACTGAAAATAAAAATGGTTTCTGGAAATATAACGAAGATAAAATCCTGAAACAACTTGAACAGTACATTTCTGGTACTTATAGCCAGCATTATGTTGATAGGACTGGTGGTGGAACTGAACAAACTCTTGACAAAATCAAACACAACCGCCGCGAAGGTTTCTGCGCTGGTAATGTAACTAAGTATATTGATCGTTATGATACTAAAGGAACTCCCCGTGCTGACTTGTTCAAGGTACTGCACTATACTATTCTTCTGATCAATCATCTTAACCTCGTTGAAAACAAGTGAAACTCAAACCTCAAATTATGAAATTTTCTGATAAAACTATTTCCGTACTAAAAAACTTTTCTTCAATTAATCAGTCTATTCTTTTTAAACAGGGTAGTAAACTTCGTACTATTTCTGTAATGAAAAATATTCTTGCCGAGGCAACAATTACAGAGGAGTTTTCTCAAGATTTTGGAATTTATGATCTGAATCAATTCTTGAATGGACTAAATCTTCACAAAAATCCTGAACTTGATTTTTCTAATGATCAATATGTGGTGATTCGTGAAGGTAAGATGAGATCTAAGTATTTCTTTGCGGATCGCAATGTAATCATTACCCCTCCAGAAAAGGAAATCGTTCTTCCCAGTGAAGATGTTTGTTTTGAACTAAGCACCGAACAACTTGATAAACTTCTAAAAGCAGCTGCTATCTATCAACTTCCTGACATCTCTGCTGTTGGTGAAGGTGGTGTTGTGAAACTGGTTGTTCGTGATAAGAAGAACGATACCTCCAATGATTTTGCAATCGTTGTTGGTGAAACTGACTCTGAGTTTGTCTTTAACTTCAAGGTTGAAAATATCAAAGTTCTTCCTGGAACTTATGAAGTTGTTGTTTCTCAAAAACTTTTGTCACGGTTTACCAGTAAGAACCACGACTTGTGCTATTATATTGCTCTGGAACCTGATTCTACTTTTGAATGAATATTTTTGCCACATCTCCATTTCCCGCTGAAAGTGCTTTATGTCTTCCCGATAAACACATTGTCAAGATGCCTTTGGAATGCTGCCAAATGCTCTCCATTGTTGCCTCTGAAAAGTGGGGTCATAGCTACGGCACTCTTCCTAAGGCTGATGGCACTCCCTACCGAACTGAAAAGGGTGCGTTTCGTAATCATCCCTGCACCAAATGGGCAATGGATAGTATCCATAATGCCTATTGGTTGATCAAGTGGGGAATGAACCTTGCGGATGAGTATGCTCTGCGGTACAATAAGACGCACTCTTGCTACAAAACTCTTGTAGATGCGTATTATCTTTTTCCCAAAGGGAAGATTACTGAAGTAACACCATTTGCTCGTGCTATGCCAGATGAGTATAAACTTGACACAAGCATTGACACTTTTACTGCTTACAAGATGTATATTGCATCCAAACCTTGGGTTGCATCTAATTATCTTCGTATGCCGCAACGAAAACCTGAATGGGTATAAAAATTATGAGTCGTGATGAATTTCTTTGGGTTGAACGATATCGCCCCAAAACTATTGAAGATTGTATTCTTCCAGAGAATATTAAAAAAACTTTTAGTGATTTTCTAAATAAAGGCGAAGTGCCGAATCTTCTTCTTGCTGGTCCTGCAGGATGTGGTAAGACAACAGTTGCTAAGGCACTTTGTAATGAATTGGGGGTAGATGTTTATGTCATTAATGGATCCGACGAAGGTAGATTCCTTGATACTGTGCGAAACACTGCGAAAAACTTCGCTTCGACCGTCTCACTTTCGTCAACTGCTAAACACAAAGTCATCATCATTGATGAGGCAGATAATACAACCAATGATGTACAACTCCTCTTACGGGCATCTATTGAGGAATTTGCTGGTAATTGCAGATTCATCTTCACCTGTAACTACAAAAACAAAATCATCGAACCTCTCCACTCCAGATGTGCCGTGGTGGAATTTGGTATTAAGGGTAAGGAAAAAGTAGAGTTAGCTGGACAATTTTTCAAACGGTTACAAAATATTCTTGATACAGAAGGTGTTGATTATGAACCCAAAGTGCTTGCTGAATTGGTTCAAAAACATTTTCCCGATTGGAGACGAGTTCTCAACGAATGTCAAAGGTATTCAGTGGGAGGAAAAATTGACTCGGCAATTCTTGCATCTTTCTCTGACATCTCTGTAAATGAACTTATTAAAAATCTCAAAGATAAAAACTTTACTGAAGTCCGAAAGTGGGTGGTGTCAAACTTGGACAACGATGCTAGTAGTCTACTTCGCAGGGTTTATGACTCCGCTTATGATTGCATTTCACCCGCAACTATTCCTGCTGCCGTTCTTATTATTGCTAAGTATCAATACCAATGTGCGTTCGTGGCTGATCAGGAAATAAACCTTCTTGCAGCACTTACTGAAATAATGGTGGAGTGTGAGTTTAAATGAAGTCTCTAAAAACACCTTTAAGGTATCCAGGCGGAAAGTCCCGTGCTTGCGTCAAGATGGATTCTTATTTTCCAGATCTTCGGGATTATGATGAGTTCCGTGAACCATTTCTTGGTGGGGGTAGTGTTGCGATTCATATCACAAAGAAATATCCCAACCTAGATATTTGGGTGAATGATCTTTATGAACCTCTTGTAAATTTCTGGCAACAACTTCAGATGTTTGGGACTGATTTAAAAGATAAACTGGTAGATATTAAATCGACGCATAATAATCCAGAGTCTGCAAAGGAGTTGTTCCTAACTAGTAAGGAGAAGATTAATGATCAGGATTTGCCCAGCATTGATCGTGCTGTGGATTTTTATATTGTCAATAAGTGTTCTTTCAGCGGTCTCACAGAGAGTTCTTCATTTTCAGCACAAGCTTCGAATTCCAACTTCAGTATGCGGGGTATCGAAAAACTGCCTGAGTATTCTAAGATAATTGAGCATTGGCGTATAACTAATTACTCGTATGATTATCTGATGGATGGAGACATGGGTGCTTTTATGTATCTCGATCCTCCTTATGATATTAAGGATAATCTCTATGGGAACAAGGGATCAATGCACAAAGGATTTGATCACGATAAGTTTGCTGCTGATTGTGATAGCAATAATATGGATCAGTTGGTAAGTTATAATTCAGATCAACTTGTAAAAGATAGGTTTAAGAACTGGAACGCTGCTGAGTTTGATCTCACTTATACGATGCGTTCGGTTGGTGAATATATGCGTGAGCAGAAACAGCGTAAAGAACTCTTGCTTTTTAATTATGGAATTGAAGGACTGGTTAAACTCGATCAATCAAACGAAACAGAATCTGATTGACGAAGATCCCTCTTTAGCAAAGGAATATCCTCCTTATATTATTAATAGATGTTTTTCGGGACACATTGATTCTATCATTTTTGCAAATGAAATGAATATGAATCATCATTTGGATAAAGATCTACAATATTTGTTTTATCTAAATAGTCTAAGGAAAAGAAAAAGATTCTCTCCTTGGCTCCGAAAGGATAAAGCCGTAGACTTAGAATGTATTAAACAATACTATAGTTATAGTAATGAAAAAGCATCACAAGTCTTGAAGATCTTAACAAAAGAGCAAATTAATTACATTAAACAAAAACTTGACATTGGAGGAAAAAAATGACTACCACGGTAGAACCTGAAGTTAGTTGGTCTCAAGATCAGATGGTTGAAGTGATTCTCAATGAACCTGATGATTTTCTAAAAGTACGTGAGACTTTAACTCGTATTGGTGTTGCTTCGCGCAAGGAGAAAAAACTCTACCAATCTTGCCATATTCTTCATAAACAAGGTAGATATTATATCGTTCACTTTAAGGAGTTGTTTGCACTTGACGGTAAACATGCTAATCTGACAGTAAATGATGTTCAGAGACGTAATCGTATTGTATGTTTACTTGCTGATTGGGGATTGATTACAGTAGTAAAACCAGATTCAGTTGTAAATATTGCACCACTGAATCAAATCAAAGTTCTTGCATATAAGGATAAAGGTGATTGGGTTCTAGAACAAAAATATAATATTGGTAAAAAAGGAAAGGCAGTAGAAACCGAATAAAAAGTGCGGGAAATAACATCCCGCTTTTTTTATAATCTTGTATAATTAGTAGTGGATGCCGAAAGGATCCATAAAACACAAACTCGCTTTCAAAGGAGCTACTATAATGACTAACCTTACAAGGTACACTGCTGCGGATTTGCCTGCCTTGATGGACAGAATTACTCGTCACAGTATCGGAATGGACGAGTATTTTGATCGTCTGTTCAATCTTCACGAAACTACTTCCAACTATCCCCCATATAATCTTGTTCAAGTCAGTAATGTTGAATCGAGACTGGAACTTGCTCTTGCTGGATTTAAGAAAAAGGAGGTTTATGTCTACACGCAAGATGGCAAACTCTTTGTGGAAGGGCAAAAGGAGGATAAAGAAACGGAGTCTAACTATCTCCACAAGGGTTTGGCTCAACGGAGTTTTACACGAGTCTGGACGCTCTCTGATGATACGGAAGTTAGATCAGTTGATTTTGAGGATGGTCTTTTGACTATTACTCTTGGTAGAATTGTTCCTGATCACCATAAACGAAAAGATTATCTCTAAATAAAATAAAAAAATGAAAACTTTTCTCCAGTATCTTG